ATTAAAATATGTAGACTTAATAATACAAATTCTAGGATCAATAGAAATTTGATTGGGAAAAATAGACATTACATTAAGATCTTTATTAGTATTAATATCTACTATAGGAAATTTTTTATCTCCTTGATTAGTAAATTTTACTAATATATCATTTTTAATGAATTCTAACAATGTTTGAAATCTTATATAATATGAGTATTCATCATCTGGATCTCCTCCAAAAAACTTTTTGATATCTTCAAAAATAGAAGTATTGTTATAAAAATTTAAATAATCCTTATTTGAATCTGTTATTCCTTCTCTAAATTCTTTTCTTTTTTGGTATAGGTGTAAACTAATTTGGTCTTTATTTGCCTCATCATCCCCATTATCCTCTTTAGAGGGTTTTTGAAATGTATTAACTTTAAAAGATTCTACTACATCACCTAAACTAGTTAATTGAATTGTTATATCATAAGAACCATCGGGGTTATAATTCCAATTAAAATTACTGACTCTACCAAACATTGCATCATAGTTACTATCATATTTAATTCGATATTCTTCAATTTTTTCACTCATTTCTAAAGGTGTTGCACCCGTAGATTGAAACCAAAATTGTTCAGTTAAAGTAGTTCCTACAGTTGCAATATCTCCTATTTCAACATTTTCATTTGATTTATTTTTACCATCACTTTCAATATAATGGCTATTCCCCCATTCAACTAACATAGTAAATCCTAACCTTAAGTATAAGATATCTATAAGTTCAAATTGAAATTTATTATAAGCTTTTAGAGTTATCGTAGCTTTTTTTATTGATCCTCTATTAATATGTTCTACTTCTACCCCAGTTATTCCAGGCATAGGTTGAAGACCAAAATCTGTTCCTCCTAAACCATATGCACTTCGATTCCAAATTGAGTTTGATTTGGAATATCCAAACCTTCTAGTCCATTTAAAAAATTTATCTGCTATAGTAGGATCTATACTACTTTCTCCATCTTCATTTTCATTAAATTTAGCATCAAAATTAGCTTGTTCAAGACCATTAAATAATATTGCACTTGAAGCAAGTTTATACCCTAAAAAAGCCTCAGGATTTTCTAACCCTAAATTTCTTAATCTATCAATTCCTTCTTGACCAAAAGTTGATGTGTTAATTGCTTGGGGATTGTTAATATTTTCTTCATTTAATGGGGGATTGACTAATACAGAAGAAGCCATCTTAACCCAAGATAATCTTGAGTTTAAATAATTTATATATTCTTGTTTTCTTGGAGAATTAAAACCATTTCCATATACTTTTTGTCTTAATCTTATTTGATTATCTACATATTTTTTAAATGGTTCCCCTACTATATTTCCTACCATAGTTATTCATTTATTTGCTCAAAATTAGATATAATCCCAGATATATTTGAGGGAATTCTAAGCATTACTCCTACTGGGGGGAAATAAGAATTTTGAGGTAAATTAGGGTTTGCGGATGATATTACCCACCATAAGGTAGCATCACCATAATACTCAAAAGCTAAAAGATCAAATCTATCTTCTTCTTGAGTTACAACATATAAATCATTATCATTAACCTTAGGAACAGGATATTTTGTAGTTTGGTAGAATCTTTTACCATCTAATGATTTTGTTCTTGGTATAGTTTTATATCTTTTCATTAGTTAGTTCCTTGGGTATTTTTAATTGAAGATTCAGGAATAGGGGTTTGGTTTGAAGTTGTATTTTTTGTCCAATCATCATAATTTCCTTCAGCATAAACAGAAGGAGATCCTCTGTAAACTGGACCATAAGCATCAACATCTCCTTTAGATAACCCAATATATCTTTCTGCCCCGTATGCTGGGGTTTTACCTTCAAGTCCAAGTGTTTGTATTTTAGGTACAAAATTATGAATAGGGGTAAAATTAAATCCTGTTACTTTTACCATATGAGGTACTTCCATTACTTTATTATCTCTATTACCTGAATCATTAATTGCTATTTCCCAGGGGGATTCTTGAGGTACAGATAAATTTAAGTTTGTAATAAATCCTGGTTGTTCATAACACCAACCTCCTAGTGTTAAAGTAACTAAATTTCCTGCCATATACCCAGCATCAGTATAATCAGGAGCTAATACAGAGGCAAGGAAATTTAATTTTTTATATTGAATCATTATTTCTTCTTTAGATTGAGCAGCTACTGTCCAATCTAAATTAATTTGTCTTTCAAACCCTCCATAACGATAAAATTTCTCTCCTCTTCCCATATATTGTTCAGCATTCCATTCTGCCGAATAATTGTCCGTGAATGCATCTAAAAATGCTCTAAAATGTATATAGGTTTTTTCTTTAGTATTTTTATTATTTATAACTCCAATTCTAAATTTAACTAAATCATTAACAGGTAAACTTAAATCAACATTTTCTCCACGATATAATTCTAAAGCATTTATTTTATCTAAGGCACTTCCTAATCCTTTAGTATAACTTGAAACATTTTTACTTCGTCTACCAGGATTACCTAAGTTAACTCTTTGTTCAATGTTTTTTCTAGTATAATCAGGAGACTTAGAAATAATGTTTTTTCTAATACCCGAAGTATTTAATTCTGTTCTAAAATCTGGTTTAGGGGTAGTATCCAATTTAGATCTTTCTTCTGAAAGGGAAGAAATTTGACCTGCGTTTAACAAATAATGGTATCTTTGGAATTCAGGAGTGTTATAGGCAGTAACATCACTATACCTTTTTATCACAGTTTGACCTACACCTAATGCAGATCCAGGGCCACCACTATATCTTAATATTTCACCCTTAAAAGCAGATGTTCCTTTAGTATTACCTATTAATCTAGGAATTACATCCTCAATATTATTTCTAAAAGGATTAATACTTCTAAGAACATTACTTAAACCATCCCCAAGTAAATTACTTAAAAATCCTGAATTTCTTTGTAATTGGGATGGTTTAGATATTTTATTGTCCTTTAAATTTACTAACCTATTATCTTCTTTAGATTGAGTATTAGTAACTACACTAGTATAAACTGGTAATCCTTGTGGGGTAGAAAAATTGACTATTCGGTCAAAAATATTATTAGCTTCAGCTTGGCTAGGTGAAGTATCTAGAAAAGGATTTAATCCTTGTTTATTTAAGTGTGTACCAAATGGATTAGCTCCCGCTTGTAATAACGTAGATTTCGTTATATACCTACCTCCATTTATAACTCCACTAGCTTGGGTTTTAACTTCAGTTCTTGATAATAAATTTTGTTTTCTTCTAAATGCTTGACCTTCATTAGAATTAAAAAATCTATTTAATCTTTTTAAATCATCACCTACTCTTGATAATGTATTTGCCCTTAAAGTAAAATCTACTCCTCCTGTATTTCCAGGGGCAGTATTAATAGAAGTAGTAACATAGGGTTCTCCACTGTTACCCCCTCCTACTGTATCTTTACCATACCTTAATGATTTAAGGTTTGTTTGTAAATCTTTAAGGGCCATATTAATTATCTAGGTAAATTATCTAAATATTTTCTAGGGGTTACTCCATTTAAATCTAAATTTGATGGAGATGGTTTTCCTGGTACATTAGGGTTTCCATCTAATGAATATTCATTATGTAATTTAGACCCAGCAAAATCTGAAATTTTAGGGGATGTTCCACTAAGATTAGTTAAATTAGAATCTCCACTTACTAAACTACTTTCTAATTTAGAATTAGTTAAATTAGGCAATTTAGGTGTTATCCCATCTAATTTAGACAAATTCGAACCGTCAGTATTTAATTTGTTTAAAATGCTCATATTTGTTTTTTATTATAAATATTAAATTATTGAAGCTGATAAGTACCCATAGAAAATGCTGTACCTGCTCTAGTTGAATCAATTTTAACTGTACCTTGTTTAGAAGCTATTTCTCTTAAGAGTTTATTAGTTTCATTAGCTTGTTTAATTAAAGGAGTATTATCATTTAAAGGTATTACTGCTTCAGGTCCTGCTTCTCCAATTACAGCTCTAGTTGGGCCTGTAACCATTCCTCCTTCTGCCATATACATAGCAGCACCAACTCCTCCTGCCGTTAAACCTCCTCCTATAATTCCTGCCATAAGTGGAGTTAGTGTTCCTAATGCTCCAAGAGATAAACCCCCAGTAGGAATAGCAAATGCAATAGCTAATCCTGCAGTTAATCCTATCATAGCAGCAAATGCTGTTTGTAATAAATCACTTAGTTTTTCCATTACAAGAGTCATTCTTTCTTGTAAACTTAATGCTTTTTCATTAGCTAAAACTTCCTCAGCTTTTCTATCTAATCCTTCTTCAGCAACAGAATTTAATGATTTTTGTTTTAATAAAATATCTGAAAGTTGGTCTGATGAAATTCCTAATGCTCCTGCTAAAGCATTTTGTTGGATTACATTCATTGATTGTAATTCTCCTAAACTACCTGCTTGTGCTACTAATTCTCTACCTACACCCTCTATATCACCGTTTAGAGCTAATAATCTTGCTCTTTCAAGATTTAGATCTTTTCCTATTAATAATTCAGCTTCTAATTCTTTTTGAATAGAAGATTCAAAATCTAATAATTGATCCGCAGCATCAGCTATAGTTTTAAATTCTGCCCCTAATGATTTAGCTACTGCTACAGCTTTAGCTAATCCCCCAGGTAATCTTTCAGTATTAATTCTTAAAGCACCTGTAATTGTATTAGCCTCTTCTAATATATTTTTAAGTTTTAGTCTAATACCAAATTCTCTTTCAGCATCTAATGCTCCTTTAGCTTGGGATAATTCTAATTCAGCAAATTCTTTTCCTGATGCTAAAGCTAGTTGGCCTAAATTACCAACTGCTTCTTCAGATAATTTTAGTCTTTCTAGGGTGGAGGCGGCAGATTCTCTAATTTCTTCATTAAATATAACCCCAGTATCTCCTAAAGTTTGATTTAAAGCTTTATTAGCTTGTAATATAGTTCTAACATTAGCAGCAATATCACCAAAGGTATTAGTTAATTCTAAATTAGTTGATATTGCCTCTTTTCCAGTTAATCCAAACTCCCTTCTAATATTAGCTACTCTTGTATCTAATTCTTTACCTACTTTAACAGTAAGGTCAAAAGTTTTTTTAAGGGCAAATAATCTAAGAGCTGATTTGTCTATATTATTAAAAATTGATTTGGTAAGATTACCGGATTCTTTAAAATCTTTATTAGCGTCTTCAAAATTAAATATTTTAGCAAGATTACCGGATTTATCTATTGTTTTTAAAAGTCCTTCTGCCCCACCTAATAATTTATCGGTGAGTGTTAAATTCTTTTCTCTTTCAATATTTTGTCTTTCTAATACATCAAGGATTTTTTCACTTTTAGATAATTCTTCATCTAATTGAGCTTCTAATTCTTTTTGTAATTTAACATCTTCTCCAGCAAGTATATTAATTCTTGCTTGTATAGATTGAATTATAGCTTGTCTTCTAATTTTTTCTTTTTCTATTTCCTTAGAAACATCTTGACCTTTATTTATTTTAAGTTGGATTTCTAATTGTTTATCAAGACCAGTAGTTACTTTTTTTAAACCATTAGTTATATCTCTAGCATATGATTTAGCTATTTTTTGACTTACTTTATCTAAACCTTGAGCTTCATCTAAAGCACTAGCAATAGCATCAGAAATAGTTGCACCTAAAGAAGTTAGGGAATCAATTAGAAATTGAGTTTCTTTATTTAATTCTTCAACAGCTTTTTTGCCTTTATTTATTTCATCTCCTATTGCCATATAGATATTTTGTTATAAATATTAAAATATATAATTTTTATTTATAACTGGTTTTCTTTTGGAATTGAGGGGGAGTAATTTTACCTGAGGAATCAATTATGGTTTGTTGATCTTTCCCTTGTTTAGCTTTATTTAAAGCTTCACTTTCTTTTTTATAATAATCGTCTATTTCTTTAAAAGTAAAATTTCTTAACCAAATAGGCATATTATAAACAGTATTCCAGTCATATCCACCTTTACCATGGAATACTATATTATGGATTTGTACAAATAAATTTTTCCTATATATAGGAATATTAGTTGATGTCAGGCCAAAAAAAGTTAAGTCCAATGGGGATTGGAACTCCTTTTTCACTCCCATCGGGAAAAAAAGTTAAATCTATGTCAGGAGAGATTTTGTTTATATATGCTCTAAATGCTCTGGAATCTTGGGCTAAAAGATAATTATCTACAAAATCCCGAATGGCTTTAGGACTATCATCACCTTCAATTGAGGTAATCATATATTTTAATCTAGTTGATAAATCAGGGGATTCATCCTTTTTTAATTTCTTTAAACCTTTTAACTCATTAGATATTTTAACTTCATCACCATGAGTTAAGAGTTTAAAAGTAATTCTATTACCTGAGTTAGGTAATTCAAAATCAAACTGATTTTGAGGGGAAAATAATGAAGTATCTACTTCTTTATCTTCTAATTGAGTTAAATCAATTGTTTCTTCTTGCCCATTATAAGTAAAACTATAATTTTTACCATATCCTAAAATACGGGCAGCAACCATGATAGCATTTTTATCTCCAATTAGTAAATCATTATAATTAATATCAGATACAATTAATGATTTAAATAATTTATCTAATACCGTTCCATTTTGAATATATGCTTGATTAGTTAAGATATCTTCTTCTTTAGCAGTCATATACTTAATTTCTACTTGACCACTAGATAAAGGGTTGTCTTGAGGATAAAGTAAACCTTTAGAAGGTAAGTCTACTGTTTCAGTTGGTATTTTAAATTCCGCCATAATCTTTATTATAATAAAACTTTTGTTCTATGATAAATATTAAAGTAAGAAAAAGCTTGACCGAAGCCAAGCTATTTTCAACTGTAAATAAAATAAAGGTATTAAACAGCCAAATTAATTGGCTCTGTGAATAACCACCCAACGTGGTTTTTCTGGTTAAGGCTAAAGAACAATTTATTCATTTCTCCACCTCTTCTATTTTTACTGAAGAAAATATATCTACCTCCTTCACTATCAAATTTCATATGAGCCATACCTGTTAGCATGTGCTTAAATCTATTTGAACCTGCAAAATTACCACCTTTAGTAACTTGTTGAATCAACATAAATGCAGTGTTTTTATTTCCATGATTTTTTGCTTGATTATGTTTCTCAAGTAAATTTAATATCTTAGTTTCAGCATTTTTCATTGTACCACCATGGTAATCTACTACTGCAACTGCAATCTCAGCAAATGAATCTACTAACACACAATCATATCCTTCTAACAATACACTTTCTAATACTGCTAATGGATCATTTTCAATATAATCACCCATAAATAAAATAGGTAATTTTGAGAATTTTGGGAATCTTTTAACATAACCTACCATATCAATTCTATTCATTTCACCAGAAACAAATAATACCTTGCTTCCTTTTTTCTGCATATCAGCAAGCATATCTAATAATACGGTAGTTTTTCCAACTCCTGGGTCTCCAACAAATGCATAATTGGTACCTTTCATCATTCCACCTTCACCACTTAATAATGAATCAATTTTCTTACCTGTAGGCATTGGCTTAAATAATGACTTATCATATTTAAAATCTGCCATTGTTGAAACAACAGGCTTAAACCTTTTTGAAACATTAGCACCAACTTTTTTACTTGGACGACCTCTACGAATTGTAACTTTTGAATTTTGCATAACCTTTATTTTTATTTCTTATTTACAGGGTAAATATACGAACCCTATCTTGGGGAACCAAATTTATTTGCGGATTTCTTCAACAACTCCTGAATCAAAGTTGCCTGTCTTTACTAATGTATTTACCCATTGTTGAGCATCGAAACGGGTATTAAACTTCTTACCCATATCCCATATAAACTCACCATCTGCAATTTCCCATCCTACTTTAGCTTGAAATACCATAACCTTTATTTTTTAACTATGGCTAAATATACGAACTTTATCTCGGGTAACCAAATTTAGACACAAAAAAAGCTTGACGAATGTCAAGCTTCTTTTAGAAAGAATATATGAGGGTGGGGTTTTTAGAAATTTAAAATACAATAATCAGGTTGTACTGTCATTGTAATTTCTTGAGCAGCATTTTCAGTATCCCAGTTATAATCACCAAAGCTAGCTTCAGTAATTAAAGCACCTTTTACAATCCATTCTGATACTACATCTCCTACAGGACCTAATACATTAAATGTAAGATCTTTTTTATAGAAGTCACTATACCCATCACGACCAGTTACTGATTCATGATGCAAACGGACCCATTCCATAACGGATTGAGCACCAGAAGGTGTAATTGGATCAAATAATGTGAATGAGATTGTATTCCAAGTTGTTTTACCTTTCACAAAACGTTGAACGTTAATATGATTTAAGGCTACAGTTCCTTGGGTTAAAGATACAGCTCCCATTCCTTTTACAGCATAAGATGGAATACCATCAATGTATACTATAAATCTATTCGCCTGTTTTGGCTCAAAAGCTGTAAAAAATATTTCGTTAGGATCTAATACTGCCATTTTGTATTTGTTATTTTATTATAAATATTCTATTTTTAAATTCTTATTGTGGGAATGTAGCTCCAGTAGGTAGTACATTGAAGTCTAAAATTATAAATTCAGCCGTTCTAGTTGGTTGAATGAAAATTTGACCTACTAACTCATTTCTATCTACTACATCCGCAGTGTTATTAGTATCATCCATTACTACTTTAAAAGCATATAATCCTTGTCTCTGTTGTACACTTTCTAAGTATGGGTTTACTTGGCTTAAGAAACTATTTCTTGTAGCAATAGTATTTTGTTCGAATACTAAAGTATCTGATACTTGTGAGATATATCCTTTAAGTGCAATTAATAATCTTCTTACATTTACTCTATCTAAAGCACTTGCTCTTTTTTGTAGAGTTTTTTGACCAAATACTACTACTCCTGATTGTGGGAATGTAGCGATTGGGTTAATATTTGCTTCATATAAAGTATCTCTGTTTCCAGCTGTTAATTTTCTTTCAGCTCTAACTACTTGGCCTAATCCACCTCTTGTAATACCAGCAGGTGCAAACCATGGATCACTTGAAGCATCTGTAAATGCATACACTCCAGGAATCATAGATGAAGCAGGTACCCAAATTAATTCTCCAGTATTTGGATCAACTGTTTGTACCCAAGGCCAATAAGTAGCAGAATAACTATTATCAAATCCAGCAGCTTGGCTTACTACATCACTTACACCAGAATTATAATTTACTAAATCTATTACAGCAATTGAATCTCCTCTAGAAATTGAATTATTAACTAAATTAGTAATTTGAGTTGCTCCAGTAGCAGAATTTTCATGAATTAATCCAGGTACAGCGATTACATTAAACTTATATTCATCTGTATTTGACATTAATGAAATAGCATTATTATAATCAGTACCTAGTAATCCCTGGCTATCT